GCTGTGGGGAAAGTGTTTATTTTGTGTTGATATTCTAACACTATTCTGGTTAACCAACCATATATCCATTCTTCTGTGTCTAAATCAAAATAAACCCAGTTGTCAACACCATTAGGTGCTTTTTGAGTGTTAAATGGTATAAGTTTTATGGATTTGGTCATCCAACGATTACCGTCATAGTCTTGCACCTTTTGATCTTTTATAACAGTAGGCACAGGTAAATCTAAATCTTTGGTTACGTTTTGTCTAGGGCCTGGGCCAAAGTATTTTGTGTGTATTTTCATTGTATCTCCTTTTGTTGCTAACAAAAGTATTTATCACTTTTATACGGATTGAGTGGGTAAAAAGGCCCTTATCGTCCACCAGTGGGCCAGCCTGGCATATAAGACCGAAGGAATGGGGTATGAGTGCCCCGCAGTCTCTGGACTTTGAAATATTCGTTCTTCCATCTGTTTTGTAGTATTCTACAATAAGCAATGGCGCATTGTTTGTTGCGCCACTGTTTGCGAGTTACCCTAGTGGGTTTTTCTGCTACAATCTCATACATTCTAGATTTTGTTATATGTCAAGTTTTATCTTGGCAATCTCTTGGGCAAATGGTGTTCCAAATCTTTTAATGCGTTTATATAACATAGTGCGACTTACACCTTCATCTTTTGCTATATCAGTTATTTTTTTACCGTATTTTTCTATCATCTCTTTACTCAGTACTGAGTTAGTGTGACCGTTCTCACTCATTCGGGTTCTTATAGTATCATATCCAACACCATAATGTTCTGCCCATTGTTTTATAGTTTTACCATCATATGTTTTATTTCGAGTACGTCTTACCTTTGGTTCATATGTTGATAATGCTATACCTTTTTTATGCTGAAATATCATAGTTTGTTTGCTTACACCATAATGATCGGCCCATTGTTGAAGTGATTTTCCTTCTATTACTTTGACGGGCCTGCCGCGTGTACCTTTTTTCATAGTTTTTACTCCTTATTTTTTAATATATACATATAGTATAACATATTTTTGTTATGCGTCAACCTCTTCTACTGCTTTGTAAGTCCTATCTTTTTCTGCACATTGTTCGAGTCTTGCTGTAATACTGTCTAACAATGTATCTACTTTATCATTCGCAATAGCAAAACATACACTATCTAGAGAAGCAGATAACTGCTCATTGCTGTCACTATAACTGTATGGATCTTGGTGATTGTCAAAAATAAAATCTATGCTACGATTTTCTGCATCGTCCCAATCTTCATACCAGAACTCGCCAGTGTCTATATAGATGTTATAGATATCTTTTATGAGTTCTCTACATCTAATAGCAACATCTTTTTTGGATATGTTATTGTTATCTAGATAAAACTTATTACATACATCATTGACTTCACACCATATGGCATCATCTAGACAGTTTAGGAAAAAGTCCTGCTCACTGATACTATCTATAATGCGATTTACGATTATGATAGCATATCTATCGACATATTCTTTTGTGTTGTATTTTTGCGTTTTCATATATTACTCCTTTTGTTTAATATAAAACTATTATAGCATCTCTGAGGATGAAGTCAACCTTTCTAACTCTTGTTCAGAAATCATTTTAAATCCACCGTACGGTAATATTACCATACAGTTTTTAGATTGTTTGAATGCATTACGTTTTGTCTTACGAGCCTTTGCTCTTGCTTTGCCTTTTAACTTAGCCATTATATAACCTCCTTGTAGGTTGAACCACTTTTGGTAAATGATTTACCCAAGTTAGGAACTGTGAGTATACCATCTGCCTTAAGAAACTTATCGAACATCATAACAAACCATTCGTTGTTTGCTTTGTGTTGATATGCTTTTAAGCCTGAATAGTAAGTTTGGCTCCAGTTTGATATTTGATTATTTTTACTCATATACTTCTCCTTTTTTTAAATATACAACTATTATAAGGTTATTTCTGGTCCTTGTCAACCTTTTCTGATATTATTACTGTGATATCATATAAGTCTTTTATATGATGAAAATGTTTGAATGTGCTTCTTTCTTTGCTGAAGTTCATATCGGCTTTTTCTAACAGTTGGCCCAAGTATTCTGTTTTGTAATCTAACACAGAAAGATACTTTGCCAGTACCACATTTTCTTCTTTGGTAGGGTTATTACCAAATGTTTTTTGCAAGTCTTGTAAAAAGTCTATGTCTTTTTGCAATACTTCTAGTGCATCGATATGCTTTGCTCTTTTTTTAAAAACATCTTTTAATACTTCAGGTGTGTGTTTTGATACTGATGATTTACTCATTACGCCATCTCCTCATAGTAAGCATCTATATCGCCACCAAGTTCTTCAAATATCTCAGTTTGAGTATCGGTTACCATCTGTATTGCCCACTCAGGAACTTCTTTGAAGCCTTCTCTTACACAAGCCAACTTCCAAGCCTTATCCATAAGTTCTTGCATTTCTTCGTATGTCATTTTGTCACCTTTTGGTAAAACATCATTTTTATACATATAGAGTTCATTATCTATAAACGTTGTAAGTTTAGCCATTACGCCACCTCCTGAACAATAAAGTTTCTAATGTATGTGCTGTCCACAAACGCATTATCTGTAGCACTAGTGCTGTAAGGGTCTTGCATTTGCTCTAGTTCATAATCATAACCCAGTTGTTCGATACAGATACTGTCTGCAACGTCACTGCCTGGTGCTGGTACTAGTTGGAAAACTGGCTTTGAATCAGATTCAATAATCCAGGATGCTCTTTTGTAGTTGACTATGGTGCCGTTATCCAAGTGTTCATCTGCTTGGTATTTGCCAGCAATCAGTCTCCATTTTTTTGTATTACTCATATATTACTCCTTTTTTTTAATATACAACTATTATAGCAATATAGATGCGTTGTCAACCTATATTTTACTTCTATATAAACTAACAATCCTAAGAGCACCTGTTACAGTTTTTTGCTCTGCGTCTGAAAGTTTACATTCTGGGTCTAAATATATCCTAAACAGATTAGCAGTTAAAACTTCTACTTTTCTGGCTGGATCTAAGTCTTTGATTAGTTTTTTTACTTGATCTTCTGACATATTTTACTCCTTTTATTTAAAATATACAACTATTATAACGTTATTAGCCGCCTGCGTCAACCTTTAATCCGTAATCCTATAGTAAGTTAAAGCCTGATCTTTATGATCCGGGTGCTCCATAAGATATCTACCAAACTGATACATTACTTCGTATGTGCTCAACCAGTTTTTGCAAATATACGGTGAAGTTCTAAACCAACTACCTCTCATTAACCTTTCTAGACTCTTATCAGCATTTGGTGTAAAGCCACTGAGTGGAATACTTGCTAACACCGTACGGCACACAGCCGCATACAAGCCTGTGAGATACATTTCACTACCGCGCCAGTTTCTAAACAACTGTTTTTCAGTCATATCCCAAGTGTTAAAAAATAATGGAACTATTTGATCATCCATTTTATCATATAGAAACGCCAATCTGTAACTGCCTTCGTTGCTTTCAAAAGGTTTTGATCCTCTTTGTTGTTCTTCAACATTAATGTAATGTTCTTCAACTGCGTTATAAAGATTAAATGATTGAGATTCGACGCCACCTAATATGGTTTTGTATACACGCAAGTGTGTATCATAAAGATCATCACCTTTATCTTCATCATATATAGCCTTATGCCAAGCATCATAGCCGTCATCACCATTCAGTATGGGACTATAAACACTATATTTAGAATCATCAAATATTTTGTTAAAGCCTGATTCTAAAGGTTGGTCCAATAAGTCAATAACTGTGCCATTAACTGCTTTAGTTTGCTTTTCTTCAACTGTCATATTGTGGAACTTTTTACTAAGTTCAACAAAGTGTTTTCTTGCTTCTGCTTTAGAAATACCTTTTTCTTTAGCATATTTTCTAATGTTGCCTTCTGTCATATCTATCATATATTACTCCTTTTTTTAAATATACAACTATTATACTGAAAAATCTCACCCTCGTCAACCTTTTTACACACAAAAATACAGAGATTTTACCCAAAAGGCATAAATAGTACTTGTATATACATAACCAATATTGGAGATCCCTTTTGAGTGATTCTTACATAGATTTTATCACAGGTGTTCATAACTTATACGATCGTTACGAAGACGATTGGCGTCACTGCATCAATGCATATTATGGTGGCGTAGAATACAGAGACGGTAGGTATCTAAAAGCCTATGCTGTTGATATGAACACTCCCGCAGAAACCGTTAACACATATGAAACAGCCGCAGATGGCAGTTTTATCAAGAAGTACAAAGCAAAGATTGAGAATGTTAGCAGTAGTTACGAAGCAAAACGTGGATTGGACCAAGTCGATGACGGCAGTTTTTATTCAGAGAAACTGAAAAACACACCATACTTGAACTATTTGAGATTGATAAGTTCAGAGTACAACAGCATACTATTCAAAAACCCACCACAACGTGTATTACCAGAAACACCAGAAATGGAAGATTTCGTACACGATGTAGATGGATCAGAAACAGACTTAAACAACTTTATGGCAGAGGTAGACTTAAAAAGTTTTATCTTTGGTGTAGTTTGGGTAAGTTGTATCAAACCTTTAGATTCAGATGTTCCTAAATGGAACATACATACCCCATTAGATGTTACAAACTGGCACTATGGGTATAACAGCAGAGGCGAACTCGTGTTGAAGAAAATCGTAATCAAACTTCACGAGGACGACGAGCAATGTGTCTATAGAATGATAACTCCGGACACTATAGAAACAGTATGGACATCAGAAGAAGATGATTACGTGCCTGATGTTGACAGTCCCAACCTAGAAAAGTATGAGGACTATTACCGAGTAGTTGAAGAAAACGAACTTGGTGTTATCCCAGTTGTGCCAGTTTACCAAGGAATGAAAATATATTCAGGTGTTGGAGCAACACCCAGTTTCGACTTAGCACAAATACAGAGAAGTATATACGGCGATATGGCAGAGATATATAGTGTCATAAGTTATGGTGCACACGGTACATTAGTAGTAGACGAAACCACAGACAACCTAAATGATGGCGCCATTGGTGCTGAACCAGGAAGTGTTGTGAGAGTACCAGCAGGTATAGGTAACGAATCACCTGCTTATGTTTACGACTTTGTGGCACCACCACTACAAGCAATCACAGAAATCAGAGAACTTGTAGAACAAAAGATTACCAAAATGGCTGAAATCGCAATGATTAGAAGTGATGACCTCATCAAAGCATCACGTTCAGGTGAACAGTTAGAACAGTATGACAGCAAGTTAGAAGCATTCGTAAGACGTAAAGCACAAAACTTAGAAAACGCAGAAATGAAACTGTTCAAGTTGTGGTTTGACTGGACTAACCAACAAATACCACAAGATTTTTCAATAAGTTACAATAGACAATACAGTAAGAAAGCATTAGAGCACGAAATAGGCGAGATAAACAGTTTATTATCCGCATACAACAGTTATAAGACTCAGTTTGCTTTACCAGAAATACAAGACTATGCCACAGAAGCAGAAGCAGTGAGTGTAGCACAAAGTTTAGGCGGTGACGGCTTCCATTCTCACACCAGAGAAGACGGAGTAGTTACTTATATGCCGTTTGCTACTCATTTAGAGTATGAACAGGCAGTTGGCCAAAATAATGACGTTAATGAAGACGTTGGATTTGAAGAAGAAATGCGTGACAAGATACGCAAACGACTTGAACAGTTGATGTCATCAACATCAACCGACAATGGCGTTTAATATTTTGATTTACGATAACTTCTATCGTTAAACAAGGAGAATAATATGCCAGAGATGGATACAGATACACCAGTTGCAGGTGTTAACACGCAACCACTACATACAGATAGTGATGTTGGAGATAAAACTCCAGTAGAATCTGAAAAAACAGCAGAAGCAACCTCAAGTGCTCCAGCAGTGGAACACAGAGATGGTAAAATGTATGTTGACGGAGTTAGAGTTTTCACACGTGATGACACTAACAAAATAGCCGCAAATGCTCGTAGAGATACAGAACAAAGTTTATTAAAAGAACTAAATGTGGACGACATAAAGCAGGTAAAGACAGTTGTTAATCAACTACAAACCGCGAATATTGATGAAGCACCAAGTAGTTTAGACGTAAACAGTTTGAGAGATGCAGTTAAGAAACGTGAACAAACAGTTGAGGAGTTGCGTAGTGAACTTGATAGAGTTAAAACAGATTTTGTTTTGACAAATCATTTAAGCAAACTACAAAACGAAATGCCAAGCAGTTGGGAAAGTGAACAAAAGGCGGCAGTTATTGATTTAATGAAAGCCAGAGATATGTTTGCAGTGGAAGGTGACACGTTTGCTATTAAAGTAGGCGATGATTTCCTTACTACCGACGGCGAAACTCCTGATTATAAATCAGCAGTTGAAATGGTTGGCAAGAACTTAGGTTTACCATTTGCCAAAAAAGGTGCATCTGTGTTTGACGCAGACAAAGGCGATAGTGTAAGCAAGAAGACACAACCTATCAATGAAGATAGAATAAAGTCAGACAGTTTATACAGAAATGCTTATGTTCAGTTGCGTGATCACAACAAACATTTGAGTAGAAGTCAAATCAATGATGATATGATTACTAAGCATATGAAAAAAATAGAAGAGTTACGTTCAGGACAACTGAAGTAACCAATAACATTAACTAAAACAAGGAGACAAAAATGTCAGTAACAACAAGTAGTTTATTTAATGTGCTTTTCGAGGAAGTATCCGCAGATCTTATCCCTTATTATGATAACTCTGTGCTATTACCTTCTCCAACGTTGATTGTAAACAGTTACAATCTAGAAGGCGCAGTAGGTAACAAAATGAGAATCCCAGTCACGAATGCGTGGGGATTAGCCAGTAGTGCAATAGGCGAAGGAACAGATATCAGTGGAACACCTGGTACTAACCCAGACTTTGCACCAACAGCCGTTGACTTAGCAGTCAATAAAAGAGGAGCGTTTTCATACGTAAATATGGAGGCTCTCGAGGATGGTGGGGTAGAAACTGTACGTAATAGTGTAGTAACTAGACTATCAAGAATGTTAGCACAATCCACAGACGAAGCAGGCTTCAGAGTGATGTTAAACAACACAGAAACAGCACCAGCAAACGCATCTGATTTAGATGGTACAACTGGTAACAACATTGAGTTGGTTAACACAATCACAGGAAACCAGGATATTTGTCCAGTATTTTCGCCAGAAGCAATGGGATATGCGGTAAAAAGATCCGCAGAGTTAAAATCATTTGAGGATGTATCATTTGATAGAATCGAAATGGTTTCAACTTTAAGAAACGGTTTTGCTCAAATCCAAAAAGACTACATTAAAGCAGTCGCAGGTAACACACAAGTCGGCGCAACAGCACAAAAGGCTACCCTAGGTAACTTTGGTGAAGCAGTTGCTAAACTAAGAGATGTTAATGCACCAACAGACGCAAGTGGATTCTACTATGCGGCTATTTCCGCGGCAGTGGAACTTCAACTAGTTGATCAGTTGACACATATTGCTAACGGCGGTACAGTAGGTTCATTAAGTGCATTGGGTGACAGAGTGTTAATCGATTCATTAGTGGGTCAAGCATCAGGAATCCGTTTCCTAAGATCTAACAATATCGTTAAAAACATAGCGGCGTAAGGGAGTTATATTATGGCATTCATAACAGATGGTAGTGGTAACGTAACAAGTTATTGTGACGCCAGTGACGTTAGAGACAAAGACCAAAGAGTTTTTGAAAGTAATGAAGTAAGTTATGCAGATGCCCCAGATACTCCAGCAACTCTTGATGAGTATATAGACGACTTAGCAATCAAAAGCACCAATCGAATCAATCAAAAGATAAGAGCAAGTGCTAAATGGAGACAGTATTTAGGATACACAGGCGAGGGTATTGTTGATTTCAATAATATCCCTGCTTTTAATCCAAACAGAATAGTAAGTAGACAAGCAGATTTTACTGATATGTGTGCTTACTATGTGTTAAAAGAATACGTTCTACCTAAAGTTGCTGATTTTGGTGATGAACTTTCACCAGAAGTACAAAAGATCCAATATTACGAAAACAAGTTTCAAGACTTGTATGAAGAACTAACGGATATGTGGGACTGGTATGACAGAGAAGGCGATGGTATCGACAATGAAGACCGTATGGTGTCATTTAGAACCAATCGCAGAACTAGAAACAAACGTAACACAACAAGAGTAAGGTAATGGGCATTAGAGCAGACTTATTAACAAGACTTAGCACAGACTTAGCCAGTGGCAACGTCAGTGTTAGTCAAGAACTTCCATATACTAGTGGCAGTGATCAACTCAATATCAAAAATATGAAAACTTTGTATTTGGATCAAGAGCAAGAATCACAGACTCAAGCATATCAGTTTGTTAATAACACACCTGACGTATATCAAACGGAAAGCACGTTAAATGCTTATCTGAGTGTTGATGCTAAAAACCCCCCAGCAGACTTAGATACACGCATCGCAAGTATCTTAGGTGCTAAAAGTGCCATTGCTAACACTTCAATAAGTGAAAGCAGTAGTACTTCAGAAATAGAAAGCGATATACTGACTTATACATTTGAGTATAGGTTTGTAAAAATATAATAGATAATAGGAGACCCAGAGATGGCAATAATAAATGTAAATGAAAGCACACTGGAAGCAACAGTTGAGATTTCAGACTTAGGAACAGCAGGAACTCCTGCTACTACTATGACGTTATTAAATCTTCAGGACGTTTCAATAACAAATAATCAGGGCACCTTCAGATACCAGACTTTAGACGAGCAAAGTGAAGCAGTTATTACAACTGTGGCAACTAACAGTATCGGCTTAAACTGTGTGTTAGATAGTACTCAGTTCTTTGGTGATGGCGTAGACGCAAGTCCAATCATTAACAAAGGATTATTTGGAACTTCAAACGAAAAAACCAAAGTCGACTTCAGAATATATTTCCAAGGAACAGCAGGTTCTGGTAAGAAATATGTATACGGAACAGGATATATCACAGGACTTGCTCCTACGGTAAATCCTTCGAGCCCGATATGGGTTTCACCAATCACAATCGAAGTTGATGGCGATTTAAGTGAAGATGCAACTTCGTAAGCAGTTGTTTTCATAAAAACCAATAAATGCTCCTCATATGGGGAGCATTTTTTAAGGAGTAAAAGATGGACAGACAAAAACATATATGGCTTAATCTATATAAGAATGGTGTATGGACAGGCAGAGAAGACCGTATGGTTACTCTAGTTGATGGTTCAGAACACAATATAGATGATTTAGCAAAACAGCACGGTTTTGAACTACCTGATAGTGGTGTCAAAGCCAAGGCAAAAAACAAAAAACCAATAAATACAGATGTAGAGGAAAAGAGTTATGAAGATATGGCAGGATCACACGACGGAAGAGATTCTGAAGTCGATGATAGAAGAGACAGCAAAGGCGAAGAGTGAACTTCGTTGTGCTGAAAAAGATTTAGCAAAAGCACAAAACAGACTTAGTTTTAGTTTAAGTGCTATTAATCACTTGTTAACAGATATGGAGAAAAAACAATGAACTTAAAAGATTTAGCAAACAAACCACAGTTAGTAAAACTCACAGTTGATAAACCAGAACTTGTAGAAAAGTATGGTGACGCACTTGATTTTTACATATATGACAGACAACCATTAGAAGTATTCGGAAGATTAGCAAATGCTGATAAAGAAAACTTCAGTGACGTTGCAGTATTAGTATCAAAACTTGTATTAGATGAAAAAGGAAAAAGCATTATGGAAGATGGTGCTGAGTTACCTTTTGATGTACTAACAGAAGTTATTACTTTAGTATCAGAACACTTGGGAAAGTAAGTAACCATACCATTACCCCAGGAGATCCAAATACTACATTTTTGTTGTTGTTAGATCAGTTAGCACACAGGTATGGGTTACTACCAAGTCAAGTGCTAAAACAAGGTGACAGTTTTGATATAACTGTTATGGACGTTGCTTTCACATACAAGAAGTATATAGAGCAAAAACAAGACAGAGATAGTAGTATGGATACTAGTTTATTCGACCAGGAGCAACTACAAGCCGCAGTTGATAGAGCAAAGGCGCAAAGAGAAAAATAATGAAAGTAGATAGCAGTATTTTTAACAAAAGAATAAAAAAGGCACTTAACCTGCCTGACCATTTGACCAAACGTGGTTTAAAAGTTATGAAAGAAAATACTCCTAAACGATCTGGTAACGCAAGACGTAAAACAGTAAGACGTGGCGATGAACTAAAAGCAAACTACTCATATGCAGGACCATTGGATGCAGGACAAAGTCCAAAAGCACCAGATGGATTCACAAAACCAACTATTGAGTTTTGGAACAAAGAAACTGATAGGTACATTAAGAGAGTATAATGGCAAAAGATATTAGAGTAGCACTAGAGTTAGACAATAGACAGTTTAACAGAGGTATACAAGACAGCACAAAACAAGTAGATAAGTTTGGTGCTAACAGTAAAAAACAAATGGCCGCAGTTGCTATAGCAGTTGCTGGAGCCACTGCCGCATTCGCAGGTCTGAAGAGAGGATTAAATATAGCCGCAGATTTTCAGGATCTACAAAGCAGTTTAAATACTGTATTTGGTGGCTTAGAACAAGGTGCCGCGGCATTTGAAAGAGTCACAGATATTGCTAGTAGAACTCAGTTTCAAATAACAGACATAACAAAAGCATTTATACAGTTAAAAGGTGCTGGTATAGAACCCACAGAAGATACTATAATGACATTCGCCAATGCGGCGGCTATCACAACAGATCAGTTAGGTGCTTTCGAAGCCGCAATCAGTTTATTATCAAGAACCACAGCAGGTGGATTAGGACTTGAAGAACTGGAAAGATTAGGTGATAGAGGTATACCAGTATATGACATACTTAACAAAAAGTTAGGGATCACAAGATTAGAAATATCTGATGTTGGTAAAACAGCAGAAGGTGCCGCAAAGATTATTGCCGCATTAGGTGAAGGCATCAATGAAAGATTTGGTTCAGCATTAGAAAACAGATTAAGTAACACAAACCAAAGAATAAGCAACTTCAATGACGCAATA